CCATAATCGGCTCCCATCCATGCTGTTCTCGCCCTCGCCCCATGGGGTAGCGTATACCTGAAGATCTAGCGCCATCGATTCGTCGGTTAACCCGCTCTCGGCCCCGCTGTTCAACGCTGTCGGCGATCGCCATGATGAACACTCGCCGCCGATTATGGGGGGCGCCGATCTCTCTCGCCGAGAACACTCCCGCCGTTGCTTGATAGCCCAATCGCTCCAACTCTCGAAGGACATGGACAAGAACTGGGGTTCCTGCTCGATCTCTCCAGCCTGACCCTTGGAGTTTAGCCGACAAGATCCCCTCGACGTTCTCCAAGAAAACAACGGCAGGCCTTGAAATTCTAATCCCCTCGCGTATGAAAGGGAAGAGGTGTCGGGGGTCTTCGGTTCCGGCTCTGTGTCCTGCTGAAGAGAAGGGCTGACAAGGGAAGCCCCCAGAGAGGATGTCCACCTTTCCTCGAAACCGTCCCCATGGGAATGTCTTAAGATTCGTCCAAATAGGCGCGGACTCCAAGAGGCCCGCTTCCATCTTTGCGACCAGGTTCGCGCAAGCGAAGGCTTCGATCTCTGAAAAAGCGACTGTTCGCACATCGCCGAGAGCTCGTCTAAGTCCGAGGTCAATGCCTCCATATCCGGCACAAAGCGAGATATGTGTAAGTTCTTTGGGATTATCCACATTCATCTCCCCCCTCACTTAAATAGGAAGTCGCTTCCGGTTTGGCTTCATCCTCGAAGATCTCCTTAATGATCTGGGTATAGAGCCTAAACGACTCGATAAAGTCATCATGCTCCATGTCGTGATATGCGTCGGTGATCAGTCTCTTCGCGAGGCTGACCATCATCCAGGCTTGCTTCTCAGTCATCGAATGTTCCCAGTTTATCGAGCGCCCTCAAGGCGTAGATTGTTAAAACGAATAAAGACAAGTGAATCAAAACGAATCCTTTCGGCCACCGCCGACTTTAACTTTTCGGCTCTTCGGCGTTCGGCTGCTTCCCGCCGTTCGCTCGATGTCGGTGTCTGACCAATAATGATAAATACAATCGTATCGGAGAGCGTCGAGGGGATCCTCTCGCCCATCCTTCTTTGGCTTCTCTTGCTTGTCCCAAGCGTAGGACATAAGCGCCCGCCTGATCGAGTTACCCTTGACCCTCTCGCCTTGGTCCCATACTTCCCTGGTCACTCGATAGCGTCCGCGGTGGAATGCCCTCTTTAACTTTTGGACGCCGTTGAGGATGTCGGTCATGATCGGATCAACCGACCACCGGAGAGGCATCCCGATCCCGCCTTGATCGGGGTGCCGCTTGATCATCCTAAAAGCTGATCGCCCTGTATGATCTGATCGAGCCGCGCCCGCCTTGTCAGCGACTCCCGCGTCTAACCATATCCGACTTGATGGCGCTTGAGTCTGGAGCGATCGAGGCCAAGCGACAGTCAAGATCATTTGGGCGAGCTGCTCGATTGTGACTTCGTGAGGGTTAAACTCTTGACAGATGACCGAGGCTTGGAGCTCCTCGTCGTAGGCGATGACCAGGACCGAGGGCTTACGGAATCCCCAGTCGATGGCGATCCTCGCCTTCATCTCAGGTCGATACTCCCATCCATCGATGATGTGTGTCTCGGGATCGAACTCGGAATAGACGAGACCGCTCGGAGGCTTTGGCCGGTTCATGACCATAGCCTCGCGCTCATCAGGCGGGAGTAATTTGGTAGCCTCAAACCATTCGGCGGCGAGGTTCGATTCGTTCACATAGCTATTGAAGAGAAGCGGATCATAGCCCGCGTCTTCAGCCATTTGACACCACCAAGCGTCGACGACGGGGAGACCGACGAGGACGAGTATCGGAGACGGTCCCGATCGAAGACGACCTAAAGCCTTGTGAGCGACCTCGGCTTCGAGAGTCTGACACTCGTCGATGAGGGCAACACCGCTTGTGACGTTGAGCCCTTCGAGCGGGTTATGAGTCGCGTCTCTTGTACCTGGGCGGAAGTAGGACCGACACCAAACGGTCGAGCCGTTGTTCGTATCGGTCCACCTTCTCATAGTGTGATTGTAAACCCACCCGATCGGCTCAAGCCACTTCTCGATTTCGGGCATTAAGACGCTATTATATCTCCCGTTTGTATCGGTGACCAATAGGCTCGACGTTCCCGGTCGCGTCTTGGCGATAAACCAAAGAGCGAAGATCAAGCCCGAGGTCTTACCCGATCCCCATCCGCATCGAGCTGAGACGATCTTATCTTCTCGACGGATGCCGGTGATGATGTGGCGCTGGAGTTCGTTAAGATTGAGCGTCATTCGCCTCGGCCTTCAATCGATGATAACGAGCGCGAGCCTCCGCTCTCAACCTCTCCCGATTCGCTTGATAGTATGCGGCGTATCTCTCCCGATTCGCTTGATAGTAGATCGAAGCGTATTTTGAACAATAATATGCTCGCGACCGGGCGCGGCCCTTCTCACGATTCCGAGCATAATACTCCCTCGACTTTCGATTCTTCTCTAGTCGCTTCGCCTCATCAGAAGTCATCTCGATACCTCCTCGACCTCTCGGCCATCACCGCCCGATACTCGGGATCTTGGCGCCGGCGTCGAGCATACTCTCTTTGATAGGCTCTCTTGCGCTCCGCTGCCTCTTCGTATGTATAGACACGCGCGCGGGCGCGTCTCTGATCTGCGAGACCTCGACACCACTCCGAGACGAGATGGAGAGACGGGCATTGATCGGCGGGGAGCTCCTCGGCGAGGATCGCTCTTACCGCTTTATTTGATCGTCCCGCGCCTTCGGTCTTGAGCTGTCGAGCGCGCTCTTTTATTTCGTCTCTAGTCATGTTATTATGAGGTCTCCTTATGCAAGGTATTGAGTCAATCGGTCGAGTCTTCGGATTCGATCTTTTGATTTTCGGCGCCGAGATATAGCTCTCTCGTCTGCTCCATCATCGCGACGACTTCGTCTTTGCCGTCGGACTTTGTGACCGTCACGTCGATCTCTCGGCGTTGGCTGTATTGTGCGGGGTGTCGTCTTTCAAGGATCCAAGCGGCCGCCTTCCAATCGTCGGTCGACTTGTCCGCGATCCGTTGGAGAAGTATAGCCTCACTGTAGGCGACAGCTTCGAGGATGTCTTTGTCGAAGTCGGGGTCTTCATTCCTCCATTTCAAGATCGTCGTCCTATGCACTCGATGGAGATCGGCGGCGCGCTCAAATGTGATCCCGACTCTGATAGCTTCGATGATCCCGTCAAGTGTCGCCTGGTTCTTCTTTGTCCGTCGGCCCGACTTTCGCGCGCGCGTCACGGTATTCTTTTGACTCTTTTTCACCATCGATGATCTCCCTTAATAGCCTCATCTCGTCGCGGACATTCCAGAGCATGACCGTGATTCTGTCTTGAAATTCTCTCATCTGCTGAGGAGGTCGAGGGACGCCATCGATCTCTTGATCTCTCATCCTGTGAAGGTTCACAAAGACTCGAAGGACTTGAGAGAGAGGGGCGACGAGCGCGACCGCCTCCCCGGTCGAGAGGTCACGGTCTACCACTGAGAGCCACCGCCGACCTGGCGGGGTCGAGCTGCGGTGATCCGTTGCCCTCGCTTCATCACGATAGACCACGCCGTGATCTTAATCCCGCTCTTCTCGTATTGATCCGAGACGAGCTCACCTTCGACCCAAACATAGTCGCCCTTCTCCCAGTTTTGGACGCGGTCGGCGGTGTATCTCCAAGCCTTTACCCGGTGCCAGTCGGCGACCTTTCGATCTTTAGATATGCGATCGGTGGCGACGCTGAACTCGGCGAGCTTGTTCCCATGGATGTCTTTGATCTCGGCATCGGAACCGACGCGCCCCATGATCGTTATCGTGTTTAATGTGTCTTCGCTCATGCGCTTAGTACCGAGTGACCATCAAGCCCGCACCCACATTGATTTGGGATATGCGAGGGGATTTCCTCGCCGCCGAGGAACCGCTGGGCGAGTGTGTCGATCCTCCTCATCTGATTGAGGCCTCTCTCTATTAAATAAAAAAACAATGACAGCCGATCGGCGTCAACCTTCTCTTCTTGCATCTTATCAAAGTTGCTCTTGCCCTCGAACACTAGAAGCCAAGCCAACGATCTCCACTCCTCGACGCCGCCCGTCTTATGAAAAGCTGCCGGCATCATCCAAGGCAGATAGGCTTTATCAATAGCTGTAAGCATCACCGTCGTCGGGACCGCAGACAGTACCTCCTTGTACGCTTGGGTCCCATCATCCCAGCCGAACGCCGGCTCCCGCTCTGCTGCGCCGAAGCTAGAATATTTTAGGTTAGACGTATACACGCGCCCATAGCTGCGGGCGATGGAGGCCCCTCTCTCCTTGTCAGCTTCATAATAGCCCTTGATCGCCTCCTTCCAATTCCCATCGAATCCGAAACCTGGCGAGAGTTCCCTCGATTTTGTCATCATACAATCAAGCGTCCTCCAGTAGACCACATCAACATCGGTCCGATTGTGCAGAGGCCTTGACTGCATGTCGGGGAGCTCGCCATAATTCCCTGAATCTCGATACAAGATCGCCGGAAGCGGCAAGTGCTCAATAAGAATATCCTTTAATTTATCAACATTATTCATTACAGCTCCTTAGTCTGGCATTTCCCAGCTATATCCATTTATGCACGGAAGGTCTGACAGCTCCGAATGGTTGCTTTCGAAATATGCTTCCACCATTCCCATATAAAATTCGTGATCTTCTCTTATCATCAATTTCAGCTCTTCCCGAGTTAAGCCATAAAGACGCAAGGCTTCTCCAAAGTATGCCCCCCGATCTCTTCCTTTAGTGTTTCTCTGTAGTGTGCAAAGATCCTCCTTTAAGTCTTCGCTCATCCTCGCCCCTCCTCGCCCCTCTCCCTGTGTATGGTCTGGGAGTGTCGCGTCATGGATCATATTCCCGAGCGCCTCCAGTCTCCCGAAGCTGATCAGGTGGAGCAGCTCCATCAGCGGATGAGCCAAGAGATTATGGACCGGCCAGCTCTTATAGATTCTTTTCATCATCTCTCCTTATGCTTTAGATAGATAATTATCATACGCTCATCGATCATATAATCAAGTTATAATTTTGATAATACAGGTTGACAGCATGAGTGAATGTTGAGAAAGTGATCTTGATGTAGAGCCCCTCGACCTTAATTCTTTGGTCGGGGGGTTTGTTCTTTTCGGCATATAGTATTAATCTCACCGCGGTGTAAATCTCCCCTCGCCCTTGATTCTTAGGGTGAGGGGTTCTTTTTTTTCGGCGCCGAAAACAGAAGAGGCCGACCTAGAATTAGACCGACCTCAAACCATTACGCCCGTTGATTTATCTTGCGAATGAGTTCATCACCGACGAGATCAATGATCATATCTCAGATTCTCAAATATCCCAAATAGTTTTTTCTTGCTTCGCTCTTCGATCACGTCCTGTCATCTCAACGGGATCGGGGAAGATGCTCTTGAGTCTGGAGACCATCGCGCCGCTATTGTCGAGAAGGCGCTTGACGATCTGAGCTGGGGAGAGGTTCGTCGTCATGATGACCGCGAGCTCGCCGGCGGTCCATCGCTCATAGATGAGCCCGAGCATTTCCTTTGTCTTGTCTCGATACCATTCACTCGCCCGAGCATCGCCACCGATCCCGCCCAGCTCATCGAAGAGAAGAACATCGATCCCGTCAAGCCATGACTCCATTGGGCTCTTGTCCTGTCCTTTCCAAGATCTTTTCTCGGCTTCGAATAGTCGAGTATGGGTAGTGTAGCGAACCTTCATCCCGCGCCAAGCGAGCTCCTTTGCGATGGCATAGAGGAGGGTAGTCTTTCCATTCCCGCTTGATCCGTGCATGAGCATAGAAGGGGGCAGATCTTCGCCGAGCTTATAGCTGAGTATCTCTGCAACCTGGTTCTCTTGATGCACTGAGTCGAAGTCGTACATCCCGATGTGAGCGTCTCGGGCATCGAGAGGGAGCTGCGCTTGCTCGATTCTCTTGAGGCGCCGCCGGGGGATCTCGCAGTCTTGGCAGAATGATGCGGTCTGATACAGACCATCGCTCTTGAAGGTGAAGCCTTCTTGACAGCGCCCGCAATAGTCGAGGGTGATCGTCGAGATGTATCCGCCCTTCGGGATGAGATAGCCTTGATGGAGCTCATCAGGTCTAAGGTTGCGCCAGGTCTTGAGTTGAGGCGATGGCTCATCGCGTTCGATTCGTCTTTGATCGGAGACGGCTTTGATCCGATTAAGAGCCTTCTCGATCCCGCTCTTCTCAAGCGTGTCTTTTAGATTTTGCATTACCATTGGTTTGGGTGTCTCACTTTCTTCGCTTCCTCTTGTTCTCGTTTAATCTCTTCGACCGCCGGGATGACGTCGATGTCATATTGGACCCAATCGATGTGATGCCATAATGGGTAATTCTCGACCCTCCAGTTGTGCCACCATCTAATCCATCTGATTTTATATTCTTGCTCCAGACCGCATCGAGAGAAGGCTTCTTGAAGAGTGTTCATTCTCTTCTTCTTCTCATCGTGTAGATCTGGGGGCATATATCTTTCAGGCTTATAGCATCGATCCCTCAAGGCGACCGGAAGCGCCTCGTGCGTTGGTTGATTATTATTGACTATGGTTGAAGAGGGTTGACTCTCTCCATAATGTGTACGGTTAGTATCCATATTATGTACGGTTAACTTATTCTTTTGTGTACCGTTAGTATCCACATTATGGATGGGTGTCTTTCGTGAACTGTTCTTTTTATGGATAGTTAACTTATCCTTTTGTGAACTGTTCACATTATGGACGGGGTCTTGAAGAGCCTCGATATTGACTCTCATCTTGGCCCGGTCAGCTCGCGGACCGCGTTGAGTGTGAGACCTCTCAATGATACCCGCGTCCTTGAGTTGAACGAATGCGCGATTAACTCCGCTCCTCGATAGAGCTGTGAGGTTCATGACCTCAGTCACCGAGCACTCGCCGCTCCAGGTCTCCCAGTCGATGCGAAGCATCACGCCGAGAAGCGCGATCTTGGCGCCGGCTGATAAGTCTGGACGCTTTAGGATTAAGCGTCGAAGTTCATTCTCTGTCATTGTCTCCCCTCCTTTTATGCAAGTTAATACCCCTTATATATAGGGGCTATTTTGTGACGTGTCAAATTATTTTGTTCATCTGCTAAAGTTTATTTGACAGACTCCGTTTATAGTGTTATCAATGACACATCAACACCGACCGAGAGGTCAGAAGGATAGCGAAGATGAGCGACAACAACCACAAGACTCCAGCGGCACATAAGAACGAGATGAGCGGATACCAGAAGAAGCCCTTCTTCGCTCGGATGAGCCTTAACCCTTACGGCGTGGTCGACATCCCCGCTCCCCGCTTCGCCGAGGAGCTCCCGCCTGCCAACGATCCTTGGTACAATAGCGATCAGCTTGCAAGCGTTGCCGACATCATGGCGCTGCTCAAGAAGTAAGCCCTCGACCTCAAGGTCATCACCCGCCCTCTAGCTCTCCGAGTTAGGGGGCTTTCTAGGTGAAGGGGTACGAAGCCCCACAGCATAGGAGACAATATATGTTTAAGCGAATCCCATCTCATCCAGTCTTGAACGCTCACTCAGATCGAGAGATCGGGGTGTGGGTATGACACTCAAAGACCAGATCAAAGTATCACTCGCCAAGAAGCGCTATAACTTCGGCCACCTCGCCGAGCTCTCCGGCATCGATCGAGGCTCAATCTCTCGAATACTTGGAGGGCATCGAGCTTGCACCGCCCGGTCCGCCCGAGACCTGGCCGCAGCTGCTCGGGAGCTCACCGGCCTTCCGTATCTCTCCTTTCACTTTCTCAATAACGTCTCGATCGAGGATTAATCAATGATCATCTCATCTCTCTTAATCGTTCTCGCGTCACTCTTCATTATCAATATGGCGCTCGATTCAATCCGCCCGCCCAAAGTCGAGGTGCCTCTCTTCATGACCTCTCCATCACCCCTTAACTATACAACGATACGCGCTCTATGGGATTGCTTCGATCGCTTCGAGCGAATCTTCGAGTGTCAGATCGATGACCTTCTCTCTCAAGGCGTGATCACTCAAGAGGACATCGAGCAAGCCGCCGATGAGCTGATGGTCGATAAGGGCTACATGACGATTGACGCGTTGAACATATCGCCCGACGATTTCGCTCGTCTTCTTAATAATTGGATTGTCTACGATTGGTCCACCAAACCCCGCCAAGATCAAGACGCTTTTATCGAGCTTCTTCTTCTCGCCTAAACAATCAAATCTTCGCATAAGGATTTATAATGTTAAACGATTCCACACTTTCAATCATTCGCAATCTATCAAGAGATGACCGCGATTTTAACGATAACGTTAAGGCCTTCCTCACATTCGGACATCTCTATCAAGGGAATGTCGCGGTCACTCTCGCACATACATACATCATCAAGGGCAAACCGGCACTCAACGCCGACGCGATGGCCGGTGTCGTCCGTCGCTATGTTGATCAGAATGGGGTCAAGATCTGCGCCTACATTCGGATTATCGAGCACACTGATAAGATCTGCACGATCGCGACGAAGCGCGCCGATGAGCTCGAATGGGAGTTCGAGCACACCTGGACGTTCACGATCGAGGAGGCCAAGCAAAGAGACTTCCTGAAGCAGAAGCAATGGCAGACAATGCCGAAGAATATGCTCCATAAGAGATGCATCACCGCCCTCCTCCGAGTCGCTTATCCTGAGATTATCGGTCAGACATACTCACCCGACGAGCTCGCCGAGGGGATGATCAAGGATGACAAAGAGCGCGATGAGATTATCTTCGCTCAAGTCGGTGATCGCCCGCCGCGTCAAGAGCGTCAACCCTCTCGCCCTCCTCAACCTCAACCTCGACCACAGGCGCCAAGGCCCGAGCCAAGTCCCGAGCCAAGGCCAGAGCCTCAAGCCGATCCTCTCTCACTCGAAGAGGACGCCATCGCAGCCCTCGAAGCATACGATCCCCATTGGCGCAAAGACCCCGGTGATTATGCGCGACGTGAGCGAATGACCCGCGCCGAGATGCGAGTCGAGATGGCGCTCCAGGTCTTGCCTCAAGCTCAGCGTGTTGAGCTGTGGAAGCAATACGGCGAGGGCGCTCAACCTCCGAGCGTCGTCATTGGCGCGACCCCTCAGCTCGATATGGAGTCGGTGCCGTTTTAGTGCTGAGTCAAGATCGCTTCGAGCCTGGCGAGCTGCTCGCGGATCTCTGTATATTGTGAGTCTATCGACGTGAACCTTTGGTCGGCGACCGAGGCCCGCGTCTCTAAACTTTTGACCTGCTGCTTAAGCCGCCCCATCTCCTCACGATCCCGCCCCTTCTCTCGGAAGTGATCGAGAGCGAGGCCACCGAGGGCGACGATCGTGGTGATAGAGATCATCGTGTTGCCGTCGATTGTCATAGTCTCACCTCGCGATCAAATAGGCTGATGTACCAATGGCGACCGCGCCGAGACCGATCGCGACATACTTGGCGATCTGGGTCTTGATTCGGCTCTCGGTCAGCTTGATTTTAAGATCTTCGCTTTGGGCGGTCAAGAGCTCGATCAAAGTTTGAGAGTCGTATTGAGTCGTCGCGCAATCTTGATGCGCTGCTCTCAATGCCTCCTCAGTTTGTATCGCTGCCTCTTGAATGACGTAATCACAGACCGCTTGAGATGATTCGACGAGCCCCTTGACGACGACGAAGTCTTGAGGCCTCAGGAAGACCCCGCTCTCTTGCAATAGCATTCCCGCCGGAACGGGTCGACCGATGATCTTGCCGCCGGGGATCTTGATCTCAGCGGCGGGAGAGTGAACGAATAAGAAGAGCTGAAGGATCATCGCGCCGGTGTACATAAAATCTCTTTCTCTAAAGCAATATAGTCTTCGACCGCCTTCTGCACCGCGCCGACGCAGAGAGGCTGACACTTTTCAAAAGTGCAATCTGCGATGCCTCTCATCGCCGCCGCCTGGCGATCGACATCGCAAGCGATAAACTTCTCGCGCTCTTGAACGAGACCGATGAGCTCCTCGGCGCACATTTCAGATTTAGGAATATGGGCGCGATCATAGCCGACCTTATATCCGAGGGCGCCGACGGTGAGAGCGACGAAGCCGAGGGCGATATATTTGATCGACTCGGCGTTGATGAGTTGTGCTAGTTGAATCATAATACGCGCCAAATTAAGATCCGGCTCTTGCCTGAATACTGAGCGCCATAAGTCGCCGTTGAGTTGAGAGTGATCGTTGCATTGATCGCTTGAGCCTCAACGCCTATCTCTGTGGTTCCATCGCTTTCAACATATGCTCTAGCTGAACTAGTTTTTTGCGGATCGCCGATGTAAACAATACCGTAGCGCCGCCCTTCATAACCTACCTGAACATTAGACGCGCCAGATCGTTTGAATATATACCATTGACCGCCCCAAGTGCTAGAGGACGACCGATAGATGGCAAGTCTGGCTTGTATAAAATATTTACCCGCTGGCAATAGTATTCTATCTGTAGATGTTGAGGCTGTCGGTGTAGTGCCAAATGTATTCACATTTGTATCCATTGCACCATCGAGCCCGACATTCTGATATGCCGCTGTACTGATCGACTGATTATTAATACATGTAGCCACATAAGAACTCATCTTTAATGTCGACATGCTGCCTTGTAAATAACTCACCCTGTCCTCCAGATCTGAGCATGAGAATAGTTTGTAAAATGAATAGACCCCGACCCCAGTGACGGCCCACCAGTTACGTCTATGTGGTCGCTATAGGTCATGGCTTCTGGGCTGCTGTGGTTAAACCAAGTTGTCTCATTCGAGACTTTGCCTTGATATGCCTGGTCGACTGTCGTGTCGGTCGTGGGCCAATATGATGATGCAGGCTGCCCAGGGTCGTCGTTCGATCGACTTGGGCGAATGATGACTAGAGAGTTTACGCGACACTCTGTCCGACCAGCCGCCTCAGTAGTCTCCATGTCGTTTGGCACATCGAATACAAGATCCTGCACCGCGCCATTGATCGCGGTCGCCTGAACAAATCCGAGGAGTGGATAGTTCGGGGGGGGCGTGTAGCTCATATATATCTCCAAATCACAACAAGCCCCCCGAACTATCCACTCCTCGGATTTG